ATTGCAATCAACTGCTATAATTTCCCCTTTTGCAAAATAATCTACCATAAATTGCTCAAGTTCTTTATTTTCCATTTTATCTCCTTAAAACAGTTTGTTAGCTATTCTGCCGAATAGCACCTCAAGTTTTAACAACTTCCATTTAATAAGTGTTCTCATATTTTACTCCATCTCTTCACAATAATATGAATCACAAATTGAGTCGTAATAGTCATTTAAGCCGCACTTGTATTGAATTGGGTCAGCTCTCTCAAGTATTATACTTGCACACATATTAAACATTTCAGGATAACAATCATCTAGCATATTATTGTATTGTTCGATTAAGTCATCATGTGAGATTAATTCTCTTCCATCGTCTTCAATGGAAAAATAACTCATTTGGTTCTCATATTCCATTTCATAATCATCATCGTTTTCCATTCCATGATCATCATCGTTATAATCGCTAGGAAGTTGTTCTATTGTAAACTCTTCAACTTTAGAACATACAAACTCACTTGCTTCACTCTCTGTTTCAAACATTGCAACCTCTTTACTAAAGTTACCACTCATTTCATAAACCTTAAACATAATAAACTCCTTGAAGTATAATTTGTTGCTACCAACGACTTCATAGAATAGCCTATTGGCTACTCATTGAAATTAATGGTCATACCATCCTCAAAAGGCACACTATCGCCTCTTGCATCGTATACTCTCCAAATTCCTTTTGTCTGCTTGATATACATGTTTAGCTTAGATAGTACACCATTTAATCGTTCTTTGGTAGTTGTTGTATACCAACCACAAGAAGATATAAATAGTTTATTATCTCTAACATATGCAATGTTATTACCATGTAGCCATATAGACTTATTTTCAACTCTTGTGTTATCTCTGTTGAAATAACTATCATTCCATAATGCGTTGGTTGCATCTTTAGTAATCTGTCTCATTTCATACTCCTTTACTTGCACTATATGGAGCTATGAAATAGCCTTCCATTATCTTGGCTATTACTTCGTTAGCCATAACTCTAACTTGCACTTCAGGACGTATTCCTTTATACATTAAAACAGACATAATAAACTCCTATTTAAAGTCATAAGACTATATTTGGATTAACTCCATACAATACACATAATGTGAACTGTAACAATTAATCTTATTAGGTTATGTATTCTCATTAGTTCTAAACTAATACATAATAGGTAATCTCTTAGTTCTTTATGAGAGAGATTGGTAAATCAATTAACTTGTTAGATAAGCTATTTCTTTCTAACTGTGATAGTATTACATATGTTAACTTAAATAATACTGAAGTTATACTAAAATATATATAATTTGTAAAAGAATTTATTGATAGTGATTATTGATTAGGTGGTTTTGTTTTGAACGCTATATATATGTAACGTGTGAGAGGATATGTGAGAGAAAAATTGATAAGCAAAAACTATTCCAACTTTGTTTACCATTACAATAAGCAATAATCATTCCAACTTCTTAATCAACACCAACATCATTCGCACCCCGATAGAATGGAGGTTTTAGATGAGTCTGGGATATGCCTATGGGGGAAAATGAAAATGCAACTAGGGCGGAAAAGCTAGAAATGTATTTCTTATGCAAATCCTAACTTCTTAATCAAACCTTAAACAACAACTTCTTTACGTACACAATATTTCTTTAGTGGAAGTTCTATCTGGTCTATTATCTTGTTCATTTGTGAGTAGCTACAAGTGATATATTTACCTCGTTCTACTTGACGATATACACTAGATACTATGTTTCTAGTTCCAAGTGTAATAGCACTACGTAGTAGATATTCAGTTGAGTTACCAAACTGTTGTAGATTGTCTAATCCATATCCATAACCAGCTAATACTCGTATTGTTATTTGTCTAAATGATTTGTATCGTTGAAGATATTGTATACTTACATCTCTGTATGGTGAGCCATAAGAGGTTAGTGCTGAGTATAGGATATCATTTGGTTCAAATAGATTGCCAGTAGGTATGTATCCTAATTGTTCTAGTTCTTTATATTTTGGTACTATATATTCCATGATATAATTTTAACATATAAAGGGGTTTTGTGGATAAGATTTGTATTCAAGAGTTGGTCAAGAGATTGACTGAGGATTATATTCCATCAGGTGTTGAGATGATTGATGTACTAGAACGTACTGAGTTCCAGAGGGGTAAGATAGCTGGAGTAGCTATGGTTATTGATAGCCTAGAGAGATTGGTTGAGGATTTGAATCGTGAGTAAAATAACGTACGAAGAAGAAGAGCTAGATTTAGAGTTGGCTAATGAACTTATGCCATTGCTTGAACTGCATAGACAAGAATTGAGTGCTTATCAGGATATGAAGTTAAATGTAGATGTGTATGGATATATTACTATGTATAACATGGGAATGTATAAGTGCTTTATAGCTAGAAATGAGAGTCAGCATGTAGTTGGTTATTTATGTTATACAATAGCTAGGAATATGCACTACAACGATTATACTATTGGCATCCAAGATGTGTTATACGTTGATAAGTCAGCTAGAGGTGCTATGATTGGAAGTAGATTAATTGCGTTCTCTGATGATATAATGAAGAATAAGTATGGTGTTAATGTTGTATCTCAGCACGTTAAGACAAAGCATGATATGGAGTCTATTATGAAACGTAATGGATATACTTGGATTGAAAAGATTTACTCAAAGAGATTAAATTGAGCAACTATATCAACTATGGTAGATTGTCTACGTTTGATACAGTAAAAGAACTAGCACTAAGTGAAGACTTCTCTAGGTCTACTCTTAGAGAACTTACTGATAGTCAAAAACATACGAGAGTATCTATTGGTCTATTTAATATACTGGATGGCATGGAAGGATATGCTAATAGTAATATGTTCTTTAAATACCATGAACTACTAGAAGATGTAGTATCAGCAGTCAAAGAAAGATATGGATATTCTAATATTACGTATAACTCATTAATGGTTGTAAAGCTAATTCCAAATGGAGTTATATCAACACATATAGATGAATATGGAAGATACGCAGTATCTCATCGTATTCATATACCAATCAAGACAAACTCTGAATGTATATTTAATATAGACGGTGAGATTAAACATTTAGAGGAGGGAAGTATAGTTGAGATAGATAATATGAAACCGCATAGTGTAGTTAATGGCGATGAAGATAGGATACATTTGATTGTAGATATATCAGAGTCTAATGATACTGAGTACGAATTTGATAAATACGTAATATCAAATAAGATACCAGAATATTTTTATACTTAAAGGAGATAATATGGGATGGTCAGCAGCAGCAATGGTTGCAGTATCTGCATTTAGTGCAAGGGAACAGAAGATGGCTGGAGATAAGGCTAGAGACGCTCAAAATTCAGCAGCAGAAGCAGCTAGACAACAAGAGATGGAAGCTAGACGTATTGCAGCAAGTGCTAAGCCAATGGAAGAAACAGCTACATTGCTAACTGGTGGAAGCAAAGGAAGTGTATTGGGTAATTTAGGTCTTATGGTAGAACCAACTTCTAAAAGGGTGTCTAGTCTAGGTGGTACAACTGCTACTGGATTAGGGTTTGGGGTATAGATATGGGTAAGTTTGGAGAATTAAGTCCTAAAGCTTTCTATGCAAAGCATAGCAGTGATAGGCTAACATATGAAGATACAGCTGAACGTATTAGTAAAAAGACAATTCCATATATCATGGTTCAAAAAGGCTCTACATCTACTACTAAATTGGCTGATAGTTGTAGTCAATCATTTTGTGGTGGGCTAGTAAGCAACTTAAAGTCCAAGATGGGTATGAGCTTACTTCCTCCTAGTACATCTAGCTTTAGATTAGAGCCAGATAGAGAAGCACTAGAGACTATTACTCAAGGTAATGGTGATATGGTAAGTGCTATATATGCTAAGCTATCGTCTGTTACAGCTAATATCAATAAAGAGATTGAAGCACAACAGATGAGAGACAGTGTGTTTGACTTATTGACACAATTGATTGTTGTTGGTTCAGTAGTTATTGAGAAAGTGAAGGATGATGGTATCAAGATTCATCCATTGCGTAACTTTACTGTAGATTTAGATAGTCGTGGTGAAGCTAGAGCTATGTGTATTATGGAGAAGATTAAAGATTTACCAGACGGTATTAGTCCTAGTCAAGAAAAAGATGAGTATGACTTGTATACTTTGATTGAGCGTAATTGGGATGATAAGAAATGGTATATGACTCAATCTATTGAGGATGAGATTGTAGGCAAAGAACAGAAGTTTACTGATTACACATTGCCATTCCAATACATTGGATGGACTTGGATTGTTGGTGATACATATCATCGTCCTTATGCTGAAGATTTCATTGATGACATTGAGCAGTATGATGCTTTGTCTAAGGTTCTTACTCAAGGTAGTATTATTGCTAGTAAGTCATTGATATTTGTAGACCAGAAGGGAAATAGAACCAAGATTAAAGATGTATCTGACTCTGAGAATGGTGATATCATTAATGGTAGAGCTGATGATGTAACAGCATTTCAATTACAGAAGAACTTTGATTTTCAAGTTCCAATGGCTAGGCTACAAGAGATTGGAAAACACTTATCAAAGTCATTTTTAGATAGTCAATCAGTTACAAGAGATGCAGAAAGGGTTACAGCACAAGAGATTCAGTATATGGCTCAAGAGCTAGAGAAGTCTAGCCTATCAGGTGTCTATTCTAAATTGGCTAAGAAGCTTTCTAAGCGTATTGTAGAATGGATTATGCAAGAGATTAACGTCAAGTTTGATGGTATCTCTATTAACGTAATCACTGGACTAGATGCACTAGGAAGAAGTCAAGAAGCTCAGAAGTTAGATGCTTATATGCAACGAATGGGAGCTATGGGAATGATTGATATGTTCAATAAAGCTGAACTAGCAATTAGATATGCAAGCTTTGATGGTATTGATACAACTGGACTATTAAAACCTCCATCTCAAATAGCTCAGGAGCAACAACAAGCTCAACAACAAGCTGTTATGGCTCAAGGTGACCAAGCACTAGCTCAATCAGCTGGACAAGCTATGGGTGAACACCTAGCACCACAAGGTTAAATACTTGTGGTACAATTACAGTTCAAATAAAACTAAAGGAACGTCCAAATGGCTCGTACACCAGCATTAACAGAAGAAGAAGTAGAGGTTGTAGTAGTTCCAGATGAGAACTCTACACATATCCATACATATAGCGCAGAAGAATATAAGGCTATGAGTAAAGCTAACGGTACAGTAATGGGTCGTAAGCAAGGTCAAAAGACAAAGCTATCAACAGAGGAACTAAGGGTTCTTATTAATGAGAAGTGGACTGCTGAGGAAGTTAAAGACAAGCATGGTCTTGACGATGAAGAGTTAAAGCAAGTAGTTTGGAAACTATCTCAAGAAGAACGTCTTGATAAACCAATTAAGTTTGGAAAGCTGTAACAGATGGCTGAAGAACTACAAGACCCTATGGCTCAATACCAAGAGCCAGTAGCAGAAACAGTCGTAGAAGATAATGCTGGGGGATTACCTTCAGTCAAAGAAGAGTCAGCTATTGCATTAGAGAACTTCCAATTCACTGAAGAGCAAGTAGCTAAGTATTTCAAGAATGGTAAACTACAAGGTAGGTTTGATAATATTGAGGGAGTATTAAATACTCTTAAATCGGTAGAGGATAAGTATGCTAATGCAGTTAGAGAGCAAAAATCATCTGCAACAAAAGTTGACATGAATGAAGTAGCTCAACCATTGATTGAAAAGTTTATGGCTGACAATATGGAACTAACACCAGAATTGATTGCTGAAGCTGAGAGTAAAGGCATTGACATTCGTGATGTTAAGCTTGCTGCTATTGATATTCGTGAACAATTAGCTAAATCTCACGCTATTGTAGGTGGAGCAGATGAGTATAATGCAATGCTAGAATGGGGAAGAGCTAATCTTGATGATACGAAGAAGGCTGAGTTTGACAAAGGCTTAAAGTCTGGTATGGGAGAGTATGCCATTAAAGGATTATACGCTGACTATAAAGCTAGCCTATCTGATTCATCAACACCTACTCAACGAATCAGTGGTAACACAAACAATGCCCCATCAACTGGTGGATACACTTCACAATTAGAAATTATGAAGGATAAGGCTTACTTAAATACAATGCAAGGACGTAATGATAGAGCAGCACAAGCAGCTCACCAATCTCGTCTAGCACGAACTCCAGACCACGTTGTGTTTGGACGATAAAAAATAACACTTGACATATAATAAAAAATATGTCTATAATTTCAAAGGTTTGTTGGGGAAACCCAACAGCGGAAAACATTCTTCACAAGACTCTAGTATATTGCTGGTAACCTTAGTAAGTTTGTAGATATGTTGGGCGAAACACAACCAAATAACTTTACAAACAATCCCATATCGGGAATAAGGATTTACTATGCCATATACTGGAGCTTCTGCACCTTCCGTAGGTACAACTTCGTCTGCAACTCTTAGTCGTGATGTATATCTTGATACATTACAAGCGTTTACTCGTAATTTGATTTTTGTTCCTTACTTGTATACACAAACAATTCAAAATGGTACTGGTGGTCAGTTCATTATTGAAGGTAAAATGGATGCTGCTGATAACAACATTGCATCATATTCTGCTGGTACACAAGTTAACGTAACTGCTGGTACTCAAGACCAACGTATTATTAACCTTGACCGTCCCCAGTATGAAGCACGACGTATTGACCGTTTCGATGAGTCTGTTGCTAGATATGATGTAATTGCTATGCAAGTTCGTCAGATGAGTGCTAACTTGGCTGCTAAGGTTGACCGTAAATGTGCTGCTGCTATTGAAGCTGCTTCTCTTGCAACTGGTTTAGCTGGAAACGGAAATGGTTCAGTTGTTGTTAATGCTAAACTTCTTGGTGGTGCTTCTGCTGCAACTACTCCATCTGCTCTTGGTGATGAACTTGCTGCATCTATCTTCGCTGCTGCTGCTGCTATTCGTGCTTCAGACGATATGGGTGATGCTTATGTTGCTGTTAACCCTCAACAATACTCATTCTTGGTTCAATCTGCTCGTGCTACTTATGGTGAGTATATGGACGGAAACAACGGTGGATACAACACTGGTAAAGTAATGATGATTGGTGGAGTTACTGTTCTTCAGACTA